CAATACGACGGTCAACAAATGGCAGTTGTACGTAGAACTTCTACGTTTCAGTGTGCGGGGTCTATTCAAGTAGCTAGTGGAAGTAATACAGTTACTGGTACCGGAACAAGATTTGTTGATCAGTTACAAGAAGGCGATAGAATTGTACTAAAAGGTATGACTCATGTTGTAGCAAATATTACAAGTAATACTGCAATGACTATTAATCCAGGATTTAGAGGAGTAAGCGATGTTTCATTTGCAAAAATTTCTAAAGTCCAAGATGTTGTAATACCACAAAATGAATGGAATTTAGACAAATGCGACGGCACCGGTCCATCAGGTTATTTGATTGATGTTACGAAAATGCAAATGATAGGTATTCAGTTTACATGGTACGGTGCAGGTTTTATTGACTGGATGTTAAGGGGTCCAGATGGTAATTATATATTCTGTCATAGAGAAAAAGGCAATAACGTAAACACAGAAGCATACATGCGTACAGGTAACTTGCCTGTGAGATATGAAGTTTTAAACGAAGGCGCAAAGACACGCTTGTCGATTAATCATACTAATTCAGTAAATATTCTATCAGTAGACGATACTAGCGATTTTCCTGAAAGCGGAGTGGTACAAGTAGGACAAGAGCTTATTTCATATACAGGCAAAGACACTGTCGCTGGACAAGAACAACTAACAGGATGTACACGTCAAGCAACATTAACTAATTTTGCAGGAGGATCAACAAGATCGTACCTTGGAGGAACAGCTTCTTCACATGACGCAAGAGATGGTGTAATACTTGTATCTGGGTCAACAAGTCCTATTATTAGTCACTGGGGTTCTGCATATCTAATCGACGGCGAGTTTGACGATGACAGAGGTTATATCTTTAACTATGCAGAAAATAATATCGAAGTAAGTACAACAAAACAAACAGCTTTCTTGCTTAGACTGGCGCCTAGTGTGTCTAATGCTATTATAGGTGACTTAGGAGAACGTGAACTACTAAATCGTGCGCAACTATTACTACAGGGCATTGAAATTACATCTGATGACATTGACATAACCAATTCAAATGCTCCAATTACAGGAGGTATTGTTGTTGAAGGGGTAATTAATCCAAAAAATTATCCACTAAGTGTAAGTGACATTCAATGGTCAGGACTAAGCACACAGGCACAAGGTGGTCAGCCTAGTTTTGCACAAGTTGCATCGGGCGGCAGTGTAAACTGGTCAAGTGGAGCCACACAAACAGAATCAACAGTAAACTGGCAATCTAACATACAAACAAGTGCTGTATCTAATTCATTCGAGGTTGACGCTAGAGGTAGCTCTCGAGATGATTATGTTTTCCTAAGTGTAAGTGACATTGCAGCCCAAGGTATAGAAGTAGGCATGGTCTGTAATACAACACCTTTTGCTGGATATAGAATAGCATCCATTGGCCCAGATTTTGGCTTTGGTGTACGAGAAGTTATATTCGGACAAGACGCAACTAATGAAGGTCAAAATTATGCTGCTGGCACATTAAACTTAGTATTTGAATTTAGAACTGAGCGCAGCAACTCGTCTGTAGCATTTTTTAATCAAACAAGTTGGAACTCTTCTGGTGCAACTACTGGTACTCAAATATCTACCAATGACACTAATTGGCCTGCAGGCACTGTTGTAAGTTCAGTAGTTCAAAAAACTGTAGGCAGTACTAGTTTTTATGAAGTAACATTTAACAATGCTTCTAACAAAGGAGTAACACTAAATGGCGTTGGTCCTGATACTGTTACATTCTTATTTGGACAACCACCATTTGCACTACCAGGAGAAACTGTATTTTCGTTTGTTGCTCAACCCGGAGAACGTGCTACACTAGATTTAAGTGGTTTGAAAGAACTTACTACTACAACATTAGGAGGAAGAGGAACATTTCCAAATGGACCTGATGTACTAGCTATTAATGTTTATAAAGTAGTAGGCACTTCAACTAATGCTAATGTGTTATTACGATGGGGCGAAGCGCAGGCTTAACGGTCTATATCTTTTACAAACTTTTCAATTCTGATTCTAAATTCCTGTAAAGATACTACGTTTTCTCTTAACTTTTCAGGTTTGACATTTCTAGAATACGAAACATCATGCCCGGCATCAATTTGTCTAGCATGATTTGTATACTGTGATAGAAGTTTTTGTCCTTTTGCCCTAATTTTTGGATCAGTTAGTCCATTTATTTTAGACTTCCAAAATTCTAGATCTTGTTTAAATTCTTTACTTTCAAATAGTCGTGGAAACATTTACTCTCCTTGAATTACATAAGTATCATTTTTATCATTAGTATTGCTTACAACCATAATTGATCCGCCTTCTATTTGACTTTCTAATGACCAAGGTGTTAAAGGTTGTATGGTATAAACGGATCCTTCTTGAAGAACTTGTTCATACATTTTTCCATCTTTTGTATCTATGTATTTTAATGAAAACTTTCCCATATTAACAAAAAAAGTTTTTTTAGTTTCTTTATGAAATACAAAAGGAGTTTTTATAAAAGTCTTTTCAAATACTAAAATTTTAGCACAATATTGATCTTCGTCTGCCCATGTTATTTCTGTGCCCCAAGGTTTTTTAACAATATTTTCCATTATGTTAGCAAGTCCACTACTTGAAATACAGTTTCTAATTTAGAAAGATTAGTTTTGTTTTGTAAAGTATTACGCAAACCTTGGTGTAAAGTTTTTGGCCATTGTCCAAAACTAGTCCATGCATAGCCATCGTGCTCGTTATTTAAAATAGGTAAAAACTCTTCTTTTACAACAACTAGATATGTATGAAAATTAAACTTTTCATCATTTGATACAAATGTTTCTAATGGTATTACCTTTACAAACTTAGGCAAATTGCCTATTTCTTCTTGTATTTCTCTAGTAAGTCCTTCGAAGGGTGTTTCTCCCTCCTCGTTCCCGCCGCCTACTAAACCCCAGGTACCTGCAGTTTTACCCCCAACCCTGTGAAGAAACAAAAATCGTTTAGTGTTTTGTGCATAAAATAGAGCACCGCTACAAATTATCTTGTTCATACTAGTAATTAGCCGTCTAGCTCAATTACCCAGTCACCTTTGGCATATTCACCATCTACACTTAGTAGCCATTGATCGCCGTCCCAGTAATATTGTACGCCAGTATTTAAGTTTGTAGTATATAATGTTGTTACAGTTTCGTCATTATAAGGCAAGTAGTCCTTACTTGCATCAAATACTATGTGCCAGTTTGCACCATCATATTCGATAATATCATTTGCTCCTGCTACAAAGTCTGAATTATCTGTATTTTTCCAAGCATCTGCACCGTCTGCATTATCAGCATCACCTATTGCACCTAATATTAATAAACGTACTCCTGCTTTTGAAGTATCTGATTTTGGATCATATCTTAAAGGATCAACAATAAAGTCTACACTCGAATACTGATTTGCATTTCTAGCAGGACCTTGTATTGTATCATTGCTTGGTAATGTATCCTTATCCCAATCTATAACAAGTTTTGTAGGATCAAGTTGATTAATTGTAATACGTCCTGCTATTAAACCGCTAATGTCTGGCTTTCTAAAGTACATAATACTCAAACCTGGTTTATATTGTCCGGGTATTTCGTCAAAGTAATCAGTCCATTCTGTATTACTTGGTAGTCCGTTTTCAAGTAATTGTATTTCACCATTAAGTATCAATATACGATGTTGTAGTGGATTTTTTACAATAGGTGTTTGTGTTCTAGTAATTTGTTTTCTTGGAGTAAGTACTCCGTCACCGTCATTAGGCATAGCACCTGTATCAACAACTTCGTTTTGAGAAGCTCCTGTTTCATAAGGTGCAGTTGCACCGCCAATACTAAACAAGTTAGTACCTTCGAGCATTTTTTCAAAGTCGTAATATCCGTCACCGTCAAATATACTTGTAACAATATTAGTAACAACACCAAGGCGTTTAACTTTAGCAGGAGGACTAATATAAATTGGTGTACTAAAAGTCATTTGTGCAACATCAATTTCGCTATCAACTCCTACTGGTATACTACGTGAGCTAAAATTTACACTGTCTAACATTACAGTTGTTAAACTAGTCCAGTCTAAATAGTTGTCAGTTGTTTGT